GATGCAACTGGTAGAAGTTTAAATGGGAGAAAACCAAAATGGAGAAGATATGGAAGAAGCAAATACCCTTACGTATGTGGCAGGGATAGACTGGACTTATTTATTGTCGAAGATTGCCCTAGTGCTTGCTGTGTTAGTGACAGCGTTTTCGGATTGGCGTTGATGGGAACAACATTACTCGATGAACACGTTGATGTAATAAAAAATTACAAAAAAGTATTTGTTGCTCTTGACAAAGATGCAACATCTAAGGCATACATTATGATGAGAAAACTACGGAACTATGTTCCAACTAAATTAATTGTTTTGAACAAAGATTTAAAAGATATGGAAAGAGGGGAAAGAAATGAGTTCATCAGGCGTTATATCGATTGACAGACAAGTATTAGGTTTCTGTCTTAACGTTGACTTTTTCAACAAAGTAAAAAATAAAATTGATCGGACTATGTTCGACAATGAACTAAAAGATATATTTGACACGATAGTCTATTCACATACCAAGTACAATCGTAGTTTATCTGTGTCTGAACTATCAACAATATTTAATGATCGTAATCCTGCCATGCCTGACTCTGCACGTAAGCGTGTACAAGAGATGGT